GAAGCATGAATAGGTACATAATCTGGCATATCTGACTGATATGTTTGTCCACCAAGAATTACGCTGACATCATTTCCTGCATGAATTTCTTCTACCATATAATACATCTCTCCATGTGGTCGGTCATGCGGATTAGCTGTTGGATTAAATAAGCGGGGCGTAATACTTTCTAAACCAGATGCACTAATAGTATAGCCTACACTATCCATTTGAGTCCGAGTCAGTTCACCGGTTGTCCAGAGCCAACTATAATCTTTTCTTTTTGCCTCAGAAAAATTTGGTGTATAAAAAGCTCTTCTAGATAGTAATATAGTCCATCTTTGGTCATCATCCTGCATATCAGAAATCTTTGGAACAATTAGGAAATCTGAATAATAACCAACATCTAAACCACTATCAGTATCTTCCCCCTCAGGTTTTTCTATATGAATAGTATTATATTTATTAGCCTGTTGTCCAGCATAAGTTCCTTCTCCTGTATTACAATTCCATAAATCTATATCTACACAATGATTAATTGCATCTGCCGCCTTTCTCATAACAGCAAATCCGTCACAGTATGAACCGTCTTCTATGCCATACCATCTTTTTATAGCTATTGGTGCTGTTTGACATCCAAAGTCATATAACTTCTTATCTGGAAGATTTTGTACCCAAATCTTGTCCTCCTGCCTTGCCTCACCATCTGTTTTTATTCCAACTATAACCTTAGCACTTGATAGGTTTGCACCACCACCAGCTCTAAGGACAACACTCATATCAAAAGCATCTGTTTCAGGATTATCAGAACCGGTTAATACATCTAAAGCTGGTACACATTTTAATGAAGAATCTTGTTCTCCAGCCCATCCTCCATTTTTAGTATAACCTAACCATTGTGGTGGATAACCAGCTCCTTTTGCAATATATATCTCCTTATTTCTTTTTTCAAAGTCTAAAGTCCTACCATTTGTCGCCCCTAAATTAATAAGCGAATCTGATGGCTGAGCGATTGGATTGTCACCATCTATATTTTCAATAGTTGCAATACGACCACTACCTTGACTAATAGCTAAAAGATTCCTAGTTTCTCCAACATCTATTGTCTCTATATAATTGAATGTCCCCTCTACATCATCTAATTTTAGACTGATAGCAGAAGACCAAGACCATACATCGTCAGCTTGATAATCGTCAGCTTCTGGTCTAGTAAATGTTATATAAACACCAGTAGTACCTAATTGCAAAGGAGTAGTTGAAGGTTTATTATTTCCAACATCTATATCTACAGCAGTACTATAATCACTCCAACCATCTTCGTCAGTGTCCTTAGTCCTATATGCCCACTGTTCTTCTGAGTTAGCCCCAGTTACAAGAACTTCAAACGTAGTCTCTACTGAGCCAGTAAATTCTCCAGAGAGTTCAAGGTAGTTTCTATTATTTATAGCGTGCATTACATTGTTATCTGGTCATCCCAAGCTTCTGCAAAAGTTTGTGATACTGCTTGCAAACTTGATGGTTTTATATAACTCATAGCTGAAAAGTTGTTTTCAAATCCTGTTGTTTTTAAAAGCTGAATCTTAGGGATACCTTTTAATTCTCCATTATTCAATGGGTCTATATTCAAACTTAAGGTTGCGGCATCATGTGGAATATCAAGCTCGTCCTTCGGATTAGATACTATC